TTAGCTCATGCTATTGATTCTTATACTAGCTTTGATCAATGCCATTGCTTTAACCTTCTTTAGCTTAATATCTTTAGGTGCATGGTGTTGGTTTTGAGAAACCAATTTGATATAATCATCCCCTTTGTCTGATTTCTGCACGTACTTTACTAGGGTCATATCATCGCCATGCTCGTTTATATAGACTAAGTACATTTCGCCCCAATAAATACCGTCTTGAAGGTCGTTTATAAGTTTATACATCACAATATCACCACTTTTAAGCAATGGGTACATACTGTCTCCAATAATTGGTAACGCCCCGTCACATGAAGGCATATTTGGGATAGTTATGTAGTCTATAATATTGTGCTTTCCATTAAATGTAGGAAGCACACTCGCAGCAGCGTTGGTATCATAAAGCGGTATTCGTTGCAATTCTCTCTTTTTATCCGTCTTTAATAAAAAAGTCTGCTCAGGCTCTACAACAGATTCATTTATATCGGATGCAATCATTTTTCCCCTACCTGTCATAAGCCAAATAGGATTAATATCAATGAATTTGCTAAGAATATTTTCTAATACATTAGAGCCGATACTCTTATTTTCTTTAATAGCTTTTGAGATTGAGCCGCGTGAAACGGCTAATTTATTCTCAAACGCATAAAGGCTAATGCCTTTATCTTCAATATACTGACTAAGTCTTTGTGCTACCATATGAAAAAAATCTTACAATAAATTTGGTTATAAGAAAATAGTCTTATACCTTCGTGTAAGTATTTACAAATATGTGAACAAGCATGGAACAAACAAAACCAAAAGTAGATTATCCTGAAAATCTTTATTTACGGGAAGCCGTAAAACAATCAGGTATTTCAATTACACACTTAGCAAAAAAGCTGGGCTTCAGCAGGAAGGTGGTGAGCGACACCGTTAACGGAAAATACAAAGGCTCAAACATCATCCCTTCTTTAAAAGAACTTCTAAACCTCAAAGGAGAATAACAATGCCTCAATTATGGAATAACATTTTGGTAGTAACCAAAGATGAACTTGTGCCAAATTGGTACAAAAAGGAAAATACCCTTTATAGCGAAATTACCCGATATGCTAACAAAGCGTACGGTATTAAACGTGTTCAGCTGGGCGGTAACGGCCGTCAGATGTTTATTTCTTTCGATAGTTTGCCCCCAGTTGTTCAGGATGGCATCGGTGATCCCCGGAAATTAAACCATGTACTTGACCAGTTTTATAAAGTTGATGGCGAAGCCGTAAAATTCTTTACAAATTTCAAATTTGAAGACGGAACTTACCTTGATACCGAATTTCAGGAGCGGTATATCATCAATGCAAGCGTTTTAAAGGCCATAATTTCGCTTAGAAGTGCCAGGGAAAACGAACGTAGGACAAAAGGTAATTTTAGTGGTGCGGGAATTGCTCAAACCCTATTATCTGATGCACAAAGCTTCAATGATATACTAGAAAAAAAGTACAAAGTTAGGCACACTTTGCCACCAGGTGAAAAGCAATTTAAAAAGACTTTAAAGGACTTTGAAACCATTGGTTATGCTGGCATTATTTCAGGAAGGCATAAAAATGCCAACCGTCGTAAAGTTGATGATATTACCATTGAGCTACTAAACAATCTTTTTGCCGGACAGCCAACCAAACCGACTGCTACAGAAGTTCATCGTCAGTATGAGGCTTTTTTGATGGGTTATTTGGAGGTGATCAATAATGAAACATCTGAAATATACAACCCTTCAGACTTCAAAAAGCTTGGTGCTACAACAGTAACCAATTACATAGCACAATGGAGCAATAAAATTGGTACGCACGGCAAACGTAGTGGTGACCGTCAAAAATTCATGCAGCAGTTTAGCCCTTACCACTCTTTATTGAAGGCGAAATTTGCAGGTAGCATAATTTCAATAGATGATAGGCAACCGCCTTTCAAAATGGCAGATGGTAACCGTGTCTGGTTCTATAACGGCATCGATTTAGGTTCTGAAGCTTTCACCTGCTGGGTTTATGGGAAGAGCAAAGAGGGCATTATCATGGAGTTTTACCGCCAGATGGTAAGAAACTATGCTGATTGGGGTTTCAACCTTCCTGCTGAACTTGAAGGGGAAATGAGTTTGAACAGCTCATTTGTTAATACCTTCCTTAAAGAAGGCGCGATGTTCCAGTATGTGCGTATTGAAGCCAATAAAGCACGTGCCAAAAGGATTGAAGCTTATTATAGGCCATTGCGTTATAATCTCGAAAAAAAGCGTATTGGATGGCTTGCAAGACCTCATGCATTATCAGAAAGTAATCAACCTGGTTCGCAACCAGCACCCACACTCTCTTTTAATGACATTGTACAGGGCTGTCTGGAAGATATAGAAACATGGAACAACATGCCTCACAGCGTACACACGCACATGAGCCGTTGGGAAGTGTTTTGCCAAAAACAAAATCCAGATTTACAGCCAACAAATTACGCCGCAATACTTCCGCACATCGGTTACAAAACCCCTACGAGCTGCAACGTTGGAATGATACAGCTTAATAACTCATTATTTCTTTTGGGAGATGAAGGCCGTATTGCTACAGGTAATAAGCTTATCAGTTTGATGACACATGTTGAAGGCAAAGATGTAGATGTGTATTGGCTGGATGATAACGAAGGTAAAGTGCTTAAGGCACATGTGTATATCGGTAACCAGCTTATTTGCGAAGCGATAGAAAAACCACGTTACCAAAGGGCTAGAATCGAACAGACCCCAGAAGATTTAGCGAACCGCGAAATCATGAGCGCCTATGTGGCCACTATCGAAGCATACGGCAGAAGACAGAAAAAATCTATTGACACCCTCACAATTATTGACAACACACCTAAGCCTAAGAAGTCGTTTATCATGCCCGGACTCAAAAAGCAGGTTGAAGTAGTAAACTACGAAATGCCTGAGGTTTTTGATGAACCTGAAGATGATGAAACCCCCGTACTTCAGTCATTCGGCCTCAAATCATTAAAAGACAGATTTTAAACCATACAGTTATGTTGAACATTACACAAGAATTTAAAACAGAAGCTTTAAAACAGCTTTTAGAACAACGCCAAAATTTTACCGGCTCCGATGCAGCTTTCGCTAAACAATGGGGGCTTAACAGCGCAGTATTTAGCCGCCTCAAAAATGGCGAAACTGCTAATTTAATTCGTGATACGCAGTGGTTGGCCATTGGCAGGGAATTGGGGCTATCATTGAATGAAAAGAAGCTTAAAACGACTAGAACAGATGTTTTAACGCTGCTCGAAGAGGATGTTACCTTTTGCCAGCAGTATGCTAAATCAAGAATGTTTATTGACGATAGCGAGATTGGTAAAACGGTTGCCGCCCGTTATTTAGCCAAAACGCTTAAAAACTGTTTTTATATAGATGCTAGTCAGGCAAAAACAAAGCAGCTGTTTGTTAGGCTTATTGCCAAAACTATCGGTATCGATCATGATGGAAGGTATGCAGATGTAAAGGCAAACATCAAATATTACCTTAAAATGCTACCTAATCCGATGGTAATCATTGATGAGGCTGGCGATCTTGAATATAAGGCGTTTTTAGAAATCAAAGAATTTTGGAATGCTACAGAAAACGCTTGCGGATGGTATTTGATTGGAGCTGATAGCTTGTTAGCATTGTTTGAAAAAGGCATAAGGAACAAAAAAGTCGGTTTCCGCGAAACCTTCAGCCGCTTTTCAAGCAATTTCACCAAAGCCACCCCGAATAACTTACCTGATAAAGTAATATTCTATCGCAAGCTTATTACCGATGTTCTACAGGGCAATAGTGTGCCGCAAACAAAGATTACCGAGGTGGTTAAAGCCTGTCTCAAACAGGATGAAAGCGGGAATATTTCAGGTTTACGCCGCGCTGAATCTTTACTAATCCTAACCGCTTAATAATATGTCGAGAGCATTAACCATACGCAACATCCTTGACAAAAAGCATCAAACATTCGCTTTTACCGGGCTTTACCATGAAATATTTGGTAACCCGGAAAAATCGGGTGCATGGTTGATTTATGGGAAGGATAAAAACGGTAAAACTTGGGGTACGCTTTTGCTGTCTGCTTACTTCAGCCTGATAATGGGTGTAAAGCTATTATACATTTCAGCTGAACAGGGAATTAGTGCCAGCTTCAAAGATGCCATAATAAGGGCTAAACTAGACCCTTCAAACAAGAATTTTCACTTTAAGGGATATATATCTCTTCAGGAACTTTATGTGCTTTTAGGCAAAAGAAATCCCCCTTTAGTGGTGGTCATTGATAACATAACCTTCTATACCGACGAACTTAAAAACGGTGCGCTTAGAAAGTTGCTAAAAGACTTCCCCAATACCCTTTTCATATTCTTAGCACATGAAGAGCGCGGAAAGCCTTATACAGCAGCCGCGACGCTATGCCAGAAGATAGCTGAAATAATTATACATGTAAAAGGTCTGATGCTAATTGTGAGCGGAAGATGTCCCGGCGGTATGCTGGCCATTGACGAAGAAAAAGCAGCATTGTATCATGGTCAAAACCCTAACTAATAATCAATATGAGTACAATAACAAAAGTTAAAGAAGAAAGTAAAACACACATTGAAGAGTGCAGGGAATTTGACCTGAACCTAATTGAAAATGTGTGTATGCTGCTTGGTTGGTCGACAGAGCAATACTGTGAATACCAGCTTGACAACTATAACCAATTTGTCGATAGGCTTTTTTATGGATTTCCTGTACAAATGGCTAACGAGGTTAAATACTCATCGGATTTTCGGGGATTTTGGAACAATGAAGCTTCATTCCGAAATCAAACAGAGTTTTTACCATTCGCAAAATTTGAGCCTATGGAAAGCCCAGTTATTCTTTCAGAGTTCCTCTATACTCACAATCCTTTAACGCTTATGCATGATGATTTATTCATGATGAAGTACAACAATGTACTTGAAAAGATCAGAAAGGGCAAAAAATGTCAGTAATGGAAGAATTAAAAGCGGAATTGCTGCACATGATGCAAGCTATTCAATACAAGCCTACACCGCCTACACCGGAAGATGAAATCATACAGGGGGTTTGCAATGCGCTTGAAGTTGATTACGAAAGCTTAGCAAGCAAAAACAGGTCTGATGAAAACGTTGAAGCAAGATTTATCATTTTCAAATTACTACGCGAACATACCGACCTGAGTTTAAAATCTGTAGGCGCACTATTTAACCGAGACCACAGCACTGTAACATACGGTGTAAGTGAGTTTTGCGACCTATTTGAAATTAAAGACAAACTCTTTATGCGGAAGCTTGAAAAGGTAGCCGAAGAGTTGCCGGGAATGGCATTTTTTAACCCCAAAAGATACATCAGGAATTAATCAAAAGGCTATAAGATGGAAGAAATTTTAAATCAACTAAAGATTGCGCAGTTAAAGCAGGATTTGCTAAACAACGCAGTCCGAATAGAAAGTAAGTTGATTCTAGCATTAGAAATTGCTGAAATCATGACTAAAGTAGTAAACGACCAAAATTCAATAATAGAAAATTTAAAAAGACAAATAAAATGAACATTGACAAATTAACACCAGCAGAAAGAAAAGACCTTTTAAAACAGTTAGAGGCGAAAGAAAACCAGGCAATACAAAAAAGGAAGGATGATATTGAAGCCTTTAAAGGCATGGTTGATGAAATGGTTGCGGCTAAAGCCCCTATTCTGGCAGAATTTGGTAAACAACAGAATCAGATAGTCGAATCTACCTTTAACGACTTTGAGGCTGTTATAAAGCTTAAAAATGACCTATACGGCACTAAAGACAAACAGGCAAGTCACACCTTTACATCAAGGGATGGTAATGCATCTATTGTAGTAGGCTACAACGAAATTATTGGTTTTGACGGCACGGAAGGCGCAGGCGTACAAAAGATAAAAACGGTTATTGCCGGGCTATCTGCCGACGATGAAAACCGTGAGGTGCTGGCCGATCTACTTAATACCTTTTTAAAGCCGGATAAAAAAGGAAACCTTAACCCTACACGGGTGGCTGAACTGGTTAGCAAGAAAGATAAGGTTAATAACCCGCTTTTCTCTGAAGGTGTAGACATCATTGTTGCCGCGCAGTTTAAAAACCGTTCCAGCATGTACGTTAGAGGCTGGCAGCGCATTCAGTGCGAAAATGGCAAAGAAATCAAACTTCAATTCAGTATCACCGCAAACGAAAAATAATGGCAAATCTATATCAGGTTAAATTAAAGGTTTACGATACCATCAACCCACGCGTAAAATATAAGCCAGGAACAGCAACCGTATTGGTTGCTGTTAAAAACAAAGCACAGGCGATTGAGCTGGCTACGGATTGCATCAAAGACATACTATCGGAAAAATTCCCTACGGCTGCTGTAAATCTATCTGATTGCAAGCCGATAAATTTTGACCATTACATTAACCCTAAAGACCCGAAATAAAATGGATGGAATCGAAGCATTGGATAACAAAAGAAAGCGGTTGGATGCTATGAAAACTGATTTCTATACATGGGCTAAATATTACTTTCCCGAATTTTTCCCCAAAATTAAGGTTTACACGGTTCTAATCAGTGCCGAATTACCTGATATGTTCGAAAAGTTCCACCTGGTAAGTGTAAACGCTTGTAGTCATCAGGAAGCGGCAAATTTAGCCAAAAATTGGCTGTTAAATGATTTGATTATTGAACACCCCTACTTAAGCGAGATTATCGATTTGCAGAGCTTTCAGGCTATTAAAAGCTGCAATCCTTTGGATCAGGTTAACACTGAAGTTGAAACGTTTATAAGGCCGCTATGAAAAATACTCTTAAAATCGAAATATGCGGTACAAATTCGCCCCATAAAGATCAAAACAGGCCAGTTGTTATAATGTTGGATGATATTGACGAATCTGCCAATCATGATGAATACGTTGAAAAAGCAGATATGTGGGTTAACCGGATCATATTTGACCATTTCGGAAATCTGGCAGCTGATCCCCAAACAACTGCCAGTGAAGTTGGTAAGAAGAAAAGTCAATGCGTGCCAAGTCATCACCAGTTTACAGATTGGGAGTTTGTCGAAACTACCCACTACGGAGACAAAGATTTGTACCAACGCATGTGCATTCACTGCGGTATTACTTCAAAAACAGTATCACGGTTACACCCTGATGCAAATAACTAACCTTAAACAGATAAAAATGAAAAAAATAATCATCATCACTGCCGCCTTAGCGATCAGCTTAACGGCTTGTAAGAAAGAAAGTTTCAGCCCATGCAAAAATCCTGAAGGCGTTACACAGGATAGCATACAGCGATTATTCAAAAAGAAGTTACGAGGCAATCAATACTAACCAAATCGGCTAATAACCCGATAATTAAAAATATCGGCTAATTAGCCGATATATAAGTTTAAAATAATGAAAAATTCATATTTAACCTATACAGATCAGTTTTGCGGTGGTGGCGGCAGCAGTCAGGGAGTACGCAATCTTTCCAATAAAATTGGCGGTGGTGTTGAAGTAAAACTGGCTTTAAATCATTGGGATTTAGCAATAGAAACCCACAATACCAATTTTCAGGATACTTTACACGATTGCACAGACATTTCAGCATGTGATCCCCGTCGTTATCCTTCAACAGACTTTTTAATTACTTCACCGGAATGTACCGAACAAACTGATGCAAACGGTAAGAAAAAGCCAAGCAACCAACTAGACATATTCAGTTTGAAAAAGCTTGAACCAGCAGAAGAGCGTAGCCGTGCAACGATGTGGGATGTTGTACGTTTCGCCGAATACCACGACTACAATTCTATAACTGTGGAAAACGTTGTGCAAGCTCGAAAATGGAGGATGTTTGAACCGTGGTTAAATGCAATGCATGTTTTGGGATACCAACATAAATGCCTTTACTTGAACAGTATGCACTTTGCACCATGCCCACAAAGTAGGGATCGAATGTACATCGTATTCTGGAAAAAAGGAAACAAAGCCCCTGACTTAGAATTTACGCCGAAAGCATACTGCCATTGCTGCGAAAAAGAAATAGAGGCTTTTCAATGGTTTAAACCTGGTCAAAGATCATGGAAGTACAGATTTGGATATGTTTACCGTTGCCCTTTCGATGGTACGATTGTAGAGCCTTATTATTACGCTGCATTCAATTGCATTGACTGGTCAGTGCCGGGTCGGAGAATCGGAGATATTAAGCTGTCCCCAAAAACTATAAACCGAATAAAGTTAGGCAGGGAAAAGTTTTGGAATGATGGGATACCAGCATACGAAATGCCAATGGTGCTTAAAACTGAAAATAGTTCAAACACGGGCAATGTACGTAAAGCAACTGAACCGCTGCAAACTCAATGCACCCGCCAAACAATGGGCATTCTTACCCCGATGTTAGTAGAGCTGAATAGAACCGGAAAATGTTTGCCAGTATTTGATAAAGCAGTTACCACCATTACAGCAGGCGCTGTAAAACATGGTGTATTAACAGCTGAAAGTTTCAACTCCTTCATTTCCTACTACAACGGCGGCTCTGATGTTTCAAGCGGTATAATGAACCCTGCCGGGGCTTTTACTACCACTGCCAGGCATGGCCTATTTATAGATAAAATGCCAGATTTAGAAGATTGCTATTATAGGACATTACGGGCGCATGAAGTAAAAATAGGTATGGCATTCGATAAAGATTACATCATTCTAGGTGATTCAAGGCAACAGGTGAAGCAATGCGGTAATGCAGTAACACCACCAGTGATGGAATGGATACAAAGCAGAGTTATAGAGCCATTTATGTAAAATACAATAACATGATATTACTTACCTACAAATTTGCCTTCAATAGGTTTATAGAAGACGGCGAAACCCTAAGCGTATTTAATTTATTGGTGGAAGAAAAATACTTATTTGGTCTTTTCAGTAGCCAGCACTTAATACAAGTCGACATAAACATGTTTCAGAGCATCCCTGACACTACCACCCATTGGGATTGGCTAATCAACAATAAAGTAGAATTTAAAAGAAATCAAATTTAAAATCATGATCACTGTAATTCACAAACACCCCCAACATTCTCATTTCTTCGTCACAGATGGCGTTTTATGCGAATCATACAAAACAATCCGCGGAATGCGCTATCTGGAAATAGCAGAGGTGCAAACAACCGAAATGCTGGCAGATATTACGGAAGAGCAAGCACTAAACCTTTTAAACTCAAATAATCATGCTTAAGGAAAATATAGAATCGAAAACATGGTCGGAGTTTAGAGAAACCGGATTGTTTCTTTTTATCAATTCTATTTTACATGCCTTCGGCTGGGTTATCGTAATTGAGTGGAAAGATGGGAAGGGTATTGCAGCTTACCCTGCCCGTACAAAATTTAGGGGGTTCGATAATTCCGCCACCGACGAAGCACATAAGAAAATAGCTAATTACTTAGCTGAGAATGCAAATAACTTCCCTGAAGAAATTAAATAAAATGGATACTTCACACCCGAAATTTCAACAAATGATAATCCTGTTTAACCAAACGGGTAAATACGGATATCGACACACCTATGCTTTTGACGTAAGCAATGGGCGTACAGAAAGCACGAAGGAACTAACTGAACCAGAAGTGCTGGTTATAATTGAGCAACTTAAACCGCTGGTGCCAGGTGGCAATAAGTTCACTCCACCCCCCGGCGATAAACAAAGAAAAAAAATCATAGGCATTGCCCGTGATATGCGTTGGGATAGTCACGGCGATAAAGAAATGATGAAAAAGATAGACAATTTCATGCTTACCCGGACGAAGTACAAAAAGAAGCTAAATAAATTAACGGTGGATGAGTTAAATAAAGTACTCTACACCTTCGAAAACGAAGTTCAATCAAGTTTTTACACAGGATTAAATAAATAAAACAGATGAAAAAGACACTTATAGTATTATTGGCATTGGCAGCACTTTCAAGCTGCATTAACAAAAAAGGTGATGTTAAGACTGATCCAACTGATTTGGTAGAGATTAACGGAAAAGTAATTCAGGCTATGCAAGTTGTGCCCTGTGATGGATGCAGCGCTATATGGATTGCATTTGCCAAAGATAGTACCGAATCGCCTGTAACGGTTAATTATAAAGTAAGGCAAAATAAAACCTTTGTAAACAAAGCAGTTGTTGTATTTAAATAACCTTTAACAGATGATTTTTAAACACATGACAGCAAAAAGTTATAATAACATTTTTGATAATGACTTTTTTACTCATGCTTTCACGATTGCGGGGCTAAACACGTATGTTTTTTACCGTTTATGCTCTAATTAGGAATTAGTAAGGTTATTCACTATTTAAACAGTAATTAAATGACACTTAAAGAGCAAATAAGCTGGTGCAAATCAGAAATTAAAAAGGGAAACAACGAACAGGTCTTAAGATCAATATTAAAGCGTTTAGAGGCATCAGATACAAAAGAGCCGCCACACCCTTACCATAATGAGGCCGTTGCAGCATATAAGGATTTCTTGAAGGCTCAGGGGCTTCCCCCATTATTCGACTTTAAACAAGGAAAGGCTTTAAAAGAACTCCTTATAAAGCTTCAAAATGTAACAGCAAGCCGAAGCCCAGAAGGTGCGCTAGGAGCATTGAAATTCATTTTTGAAGGTTGGAATAGGCTTTCGGATTACCATAAGAAAAAAAAGACTTTGGTTCATATTAACAATAACGTAGTAGAGATTTTAGACCTGATCAGATATGGAGCAACAAAACAACAAACTAACCTTGATGCAGCCCAACAGCTGGCCAATGCTATTAAGGGAAAACGTAACGGCGGCTCTCAGGCAAATAGCCCGAGTTAAGCCGCACGTTTTTGAGGCCAATCAGGAAGAGCGTAAGAAGCTACTATCTAATTATGATACCCTTAAAAAGTCCTTAAATTTTTATGTATATGGTGATAAAAAGAAAGGTATCAAATATACAAAACCAGATAGGGCAGCATTTATAATGAACATTCTGGCCGATATGGATGCTATAAAACAACAGGGCAAATTATTACCTGAAGCAAAAACTATCGGCCAGTTGTATAAAAAAGATCCCGATCAATGTGAAGATGATATCGTGTTAATCCTGAACGACCTAAGAATGTTTTTTCAAGTTGATAATATCATCAGTAATGATGGGCTTTATTCAGTAGCTTACATTATCATCCATGAATACCCAAGCTTTACCCTTGAAGAGTTAGCAATATGTATGAATCAGGCAAAGCTGGGTAACTACGGTAAAGACGGTAAAGTTTACAACCGATTGGATGCTCCAATAATATTAGGCTGGGTTAAACAGTATTTCATCGACAAACAAACCCGGCTAACCGATAGAAATTATACAGCTGAAGCACATAATAAAATAGGTGTAGGCGAAGGCCGGGGGGCATACATGAATAATAGCTTATTGCTCTTAGAGGCTCAGATTGCAGTAGCTAAAAATAACATAAAGAAAAAAAAGTAACTGATTGAAGTATTGTAATTAACTATATTTAAGCTTTATTTAAAGAATATGAAAAAAACAATACTTTTTTTTGTGCTGGTTTTAACATCGGGATTGGCAAAGGCACAGTTTGAATTAACACCAAATGGATTTGTTGATAAGGAGAATAAAGATAAAGATTACATTGTTTTAGAGGTTGCTGGCAAAAATAAGGCTGAACTTTATAAAAGTACATTACTATACCTAAATACGCTTTACTCCAATCCGAAAGAAACAATCAGCGCGGTAGATGGTGAAAGCATTTCGGTAAATGCAATTGATGATAGCACTATATCGACCGTCCTAAACGGTTATTCATTAGTATTTGAGTTTAAGGACGGTAAAATAAGAATTAAACCATCTTACGCACTTTATTATTATTCAAGTATAAATGGTCTTCGCAACGAGTATGAGATATTTAATGATAAAGGTAAGCTCAAACGAGCGAAGGATAAGGAAAGGCTTGAAGGCTTTTACAATGGTTACGTAGCCATCATAAAAAAGAATGCAGAAAAGAAAGCTGAAGATTGGTAAAATACAAAAGCCCTGTTAATAACGGGGCTTTTTTGTGGTATAACTTTTTTGTACTGATTAATGGCCAGTTGTTAATTTTGTGTTAATGGCCTACAACAGGAATAATCATCTAAAACGCGTCGAATCAGTTGTTAACCTTTACCACCAGGTAAAAGAACAAGATGTGCCAGATACCTACATTTTACGCGTTGTTTTTCCAAAGCACAATATTTTTATTAGCCGTCGCACCTGGGTAAATTACAAAGGCATGAAGCCATCGGAATACAGAACACAATTAGCCTTGTTTTAACTTAAAAAAATTATGACCAGATCAAACTATGAAAAATTAATGGATGCCATTTATTTAGCTATAGATGGATTATATCACCAAAACTTCGATAGCGAAGACCTGTTAATCTATATGCCTGAACATATAAAAGATTTTTTGATATTGGAGTATTTCAGAGAAACCAAATTCCGAATTAAAGGTAATGAGCTTAAAATATTCGGTATTACTGTAGTTAACGGTTATGAAATGTCAATTGTAGTCGCTTCATCCAACAATTCCAGAAGGGGCATTATATCCACTAAAATAAGTATCACGGGTCAAATACCGCTTACTACAATCCCTCATACACCATGAGGGATTTTTTTTGCTAAAAGTTATAGGTATACGGAAACCCGTAATTTTTATCAAAAAATGGTCTGGATATTTGCTTTATGAAGATAACAATCGAAATAAAGGACAGCAGTAAAGCAGAAAGTTTGATGAATGCCATTTATACCCAAATGCACATTTTAGACTATCTTTTTCAGAAAAATGAAAGGCCAAGCACCAAACGCAGTGCTGATGATCTTGAAGAGTTTTACGAATATTTGCGGGCAAAGCTTTATCATTAGCAAAAAGGGTTCAGGTATTAGATACCCGAACCCTTTTTAATTAAGTCTTTGCGCTTTCATCTAACCATACCGTAGTAAATGGAATATTAAGAATGGTTAGGCCATCCGGGCGCGGCTCTTCTGTTGCGCTTTGTCTGTCAAACTTTCCAGCACCGCCAGTTTTGCCCTGAATGGTCAGGTAAACAGCTTGTGCAAGGTCGAAGTAGTCCAGGCTTTGCTGCCTGGTTCCTGCAGGAGTAGCAGCAGATGTTCCACCTACATAATCAAATGCCAACCTGATCGTTACCCTGCCATGACACCGCTGCACATTCCTGCCTAAGTTCTCGGTTCTGGTAATTTCTACCTTTATCAATGCACAGGGAAAGGCAACAGCCGGGCGCACCTCGTAAAACTCCAGCTGTCCTTTATCTTTATCAATCCACTTGATAAACTGAAGCCTGTTAAACCTATCCAGTTCCTTCGGATCGGTCGGGATTTCTGTTGGTGTCAACAGTTCCAAAGTTCTTAAATATATTTCTTTCATATTATTTTCGTAGTTCTCTTAAAATGTGATTCTTTACTGTTTTATTGATCTTTCTATCTAAAGCTGCTGAACGGCCTAAAAAGCGCCTTCTGGGCATCTTGAAGCTGTAGGCTTTAAATGTTAAACCTTTACCCGAGGTAGTTCCTTTCTTAAAAGCCCCCATCCCGCCAAACATTTTCCCTTTTGCACCTTTCTTATACCTATTGCGAACAAATAATTCACTCCTGGCGCTTCGTCTGATTTCCCCGCCGTCATTGTGTACGGCTGCGTAAGGTGCGCTGTTACCTACCTTTACGCTGGTTGGTGTTGTTGAAGTGATCCGGGTTTCCCTTCTTAACCTTCCGCTTTGTATCAGTATATTCTGGTTTCCTGCACCGCGCCGACTTTTGGTTTTGCGTTTTGGCCACGGCACACCATCAAAAGACTGTGTACGGAAATTATCCAATGCATCATTAACTACCAGGTTACCCACGATCAGTGGCAGCTGTGAAGTCGCGTTGCTGATCCTGTTTTGAAAAGCCCTGAAATATTGATCAATTTTTTTGTCATTGTTATTTGCCATAAAAATTCTATATTTGTGATGTCCAGCCCGAGTAGTTGGGCAATCCAAAGGCGGTAAATTAACTTTTATCGCCTTTGGTCATTTTTAGGTATTCTGTAAACTCACCATCCTTATTTACAAAGGTTATTTTTCTCAACCCCTTAACATTTCGGAAGCGTTCAGAAGCAAGCTGTTTTAATGTATCGGCACTATAATCCTCTTCTAAAAGAATGGTCACATTTTCGGCCTGTTTTGCTCCGTGTGCTATCCTTTGCTGAAGCTTCGAATAGTTTAGCGGGATGGTTGGTTTTTCTACCTCATCATAAAACACCCCTTCAGCTGAACTCACCCGTCTATCAGGGTTCATATTGGCTTTTACACCTTCAAGCAGTTTTGCCCTTAACCGCTTTTCAGCTGCATGTATTTCCGGCAGAATATCGACAGTAACGCCGCGGTCAACATCGGCCTTGCTCACTTTGATCAGGTCGGCCAGATCGGATTTGCCTTGCAGCTCGGTCTGCCTGTGTATTCTGAGTATATGGCCATCAGCAGATTTATACCTGATCAGGTATTGTTCGCCTTCCGGCATGTAAAGCGTGGCATTGTTTACAATGTGCGCAGGGATATCCTTATAATAAGGATGATCCAAAGGAAACACCAGGCCACTTTCAGCCAGGTTGGTAGAAAACATTTTTGGTATATCCGGTTGCGGTGTTTCGTTGTCCGGTGTTACCTTACCTTCTGCAAGCTGCCTGATCACCAGCCTTTCGTTATAGTGGTTCGGCGGGTAATACTTTTTAACGAAAGGATCGTCAACAGGTTTAATTATCCCGTCAAGCGAAAGACATAGGTCAGTTGTATGGCCATCAATAACAGCATCAAACATCAGTAACGGTAAAGCAGCTTTTCGGGCTTGAATATCTACCCACTGACCTGCAAACTGGCCGCCACCGATTGCGGTATCATATTCGGTACGCAGCCACGAAACCTGCTTTCCTGCAATCCTTTGTGCCTCAATCTTGAAATCGTTAAAGCTCCGTGTTGTCGTGCCGTCTGGCGCGACCAAAGCCTTACCCATATCCCTAAGTTGGGTATGCGTCTTAGCTGCCGAAAACTGCCACACATTTGTTTTTAACGCATTCAGCATATTGTAATTTGGGGTATCCCAATCGGCATCGGTAACGTTTCTGCCAAACCCTTTTAAAACCGCTTCGGTAAGTTTTCCGGCGTAGTTTTCCAGCAAGGTAACATCAAAGGTTGGGCTTTTCTTTTTATCCCATATTTCCGCAATAAGCTTATCAATGTGAGTGCGGTAATTATCTGGCCACTGATCTGCACTTAGCTCTACAGTGTGGCTACAGCATACATTATACTGGCTGTTTATTTCTGCCTGAAGTGCTGCAAATGGTAAGCCCCCAATTGTTTGAGGGCTTAGCCAAAAAAACCTGTTGAGCCTGCAAACAAGTCCTGTTTCTTAGTTTTCTCTTTTACCGGCTTATCCTTTTTTTTTGGCTTTTCAGGTTCAGGATCAGTTTCCGTTTCCTTCTGCTTATCTTCTACTACCTTTTCGGCCTCTTCAACAGGGATGCCAAATTTATCGGCTAGCCATTTAGCGGCAACAACGTAACCAAGTTCTATCAGTTTAACCACCATATCAAAGAGTTTGTTAAGGTCTTCGGCTTCATCGAAAGAAAAGGTTAAATCACCTGTTAAAATACCATGCTTTTGCAAAGCGGGGATATTTACTGTGTTCCAATACTCTTCTAGCATGGCCAGATCAGACTGCACCAGATACCAAAGTAATTCCTGGTTGGCTTCGTCCTTTGATCGGTTGCCGTTTTTGGTGTCCTGACCTAAGATAACCCCAACGATCAAAAGCGAAAGTTCATTCGAACATAAGTTGATCAGGTTGCTGTAAACATCACCATTGGTGGTAACACCTTCAGCAAATTCAAACTCTTCATCAGAATCAATTACAGCCCATGCAGCAGAACCCATGTCACGCATCATTGCTTCGGCGCGGGCAAGCATGTCCGGGTCTTGTGTATTGGTCTTTATCCAGCGTGGAGGTATACCGTAAATTTCGCATAGTTCTGCCCAACAGCTTTGGGCGAAGCGTTTGAATATGACATGCGGTACGGCCTTGTTTAATAAAGCCCCATCCTGGCTTTTATATTCCAGTAACCAAATGCCATATTCTGGCATATCCCTATAGTTTACCTTTACGGCATCATTGGTATAATCCGGGTAAAACATACCAGTTTGCGGAACTACATTGGTACGTGGCAAACTATCCCCGATAAGCATTGTTTTGCCCATTACATCGTTAACAAACTTAAGTTCTACCATGCTATAATCATGATATGTGGTATCTAACATGGCATGTGTTAAAAACCTGTATAGTGGCATCTTCTTAAGCTTGTTAGTCTGCTCTACATCAATCTCACCGTTTGGCTTCTTAAGCGAAAAGTTAACACTGAACGCCTGCTGTTTACGGTTGTTGATCTGGCTGGTCAAAAGCGCATCACGTTTGGTTTCGTCCAAAATCAATTGAAGGGCGTAATTTTTAGGGTCTTCACCCTGGGTAAGGGCTTCAGCTGCCTTGAAGGTTTTAATATCAAGTTTGGTCATACTGACCGAACTGATAACGGGGGGCAAAACTTTCCTTCTACTTTTATCCCCTGTAGGTTGTGGTTTTGCGCTCAGGCTCCTGCTAACAAAAGCACCGAAGTTTTTTGCTGCTGTTTTTAAACTTACCATCTTTCAGTAAAAAATTTAGGGTTAGAACCGTAGCTGATACTGGTTTTTCTTTCTGCCAGTGGCCAGCCTTTAATTAATGGGGAATGTTGGATTTTTTCAAGCTCCTGCGTAGCTGCTTTAAACTTTCTTTCAGCAGCTTCGAAATCAACCTGAACAGGTGATACAGAGATAAAATGATATTTGGCAATATCCTTAATGTAGGTGATTAGCTCACTGTACTTCTTTTTGTCAGCGCCCTGGCTAGCAAAGATTTCATCAGTGTTGTATTTGCCCAGGCATCTTGCTGCCTTGCTCATAGCGGTTTCGATTGCCTCATCAAAGTTGCTCTGGTTGCCCTGGCTTATTGTTCCGATTGCCTCTTCGAAAATGTGGGTCGTAAATTCTTGCGGTGTAATAAATTGCATATACTTAATATTTCATGCTTTGGCGTTTGCCGAAAGCGGATTTAACTTTCTTTTTACGGGTTCTTTTGTTGACTACTGAGAATGCGCCATGTGTTGCATCGGGTCCGTCATCGTTTGCCTGGCTACCTTTTTCAAATGCTAAAAACTGATCAATCAAAAGTTGCTGATCTTTGCTTTTGTATAGGCCGTTAAAGAATACGTGGTGGCCTTCAAAATGCCCGACAATACTTTCGATACGGTCGTGTTTGTCTGCTTTACCCCGCTTATCAGCCCTTACGGGAATATGATAGCCCCGGCTATCACCTTCTAAATCGAAGTCACTAACGAACTCATCTTGTGCAAAAAGACCCTCTATCAGATAGCGTATATTGATGCGTGCGAGCTTTTTGTCTTCGTAGAGATCATAGAGCCATTCAGCTGCCTTTGCGCGGCTCTTCCGTCTCAGATAAACATAAAGGATATGAAAATCACGGCCTTTCTTTCCGACCAGCACCATTGCCTTATAATCGCCTTTGTCCTTATAGCTCAAATCGCCATAAAGGCAAAGCGCATCATATTCTTTGAGCATCAGCGGTATGCAGTACAGGATATCTTCAAACTTGAAAATTGCACCGTCTTCGATATGCATGTGCATGTACTCCCGCATAAAGGAGCGGTAAGGCATACGCTTAAATTTCACTTTCCAATATCTTGAACTGGTTTTTTCAGGCCATTCAGGTTCGAAATCTACAATGTCCTTAACCGCGCAAACCTTGAAAACCTCAAATAAGGTATCATCGTAAAGCTCTTCATCTTCATCCTCAAAATCTTCGTCGTCGTCTTCATCCTCTTTGCCTTCAATAATTTCCTTGAAAAAGGTTTTAAGGCGGTTAGTGATACTGTTTTTATGGAAGTTGTTATTTGCATATACAAACCTTTCCGTACCATCTTCATCGGAATCGAAACAGCCCCAAACATCTTCCGTAATGTAGTCGACGCTTTCACGCATTAGCGTGTCGTTTTTTACGTGCTTTTTGCTGTCTACATCATCTACCACAATGTAATCGGGTCTTTCTGCCTGCTCACGCGCACCCCTGGGGTTTTGATTGAAGCCTAAAGACATAAATTTTACCCCGTCAGTTGTGGTAAAATCGCCTTCAGACCAACTTCCCTGCTGGAATTTTTCGCCGTAGTCATTTTTGATACGGTTATTATATTCCAGTTGTGCCTGAATGCCTGAAAGCAGTTGTGCAGCTTTCTTTTCGGTTTCACCGATCAGCAGCATAAATTTTAGGTCATTCTTTGCCAGATAAAGGAAAAGCGGGATACCCATATCAATATGCACGGATTTACCCGCCGAACGGAACATTTCAGCCAGCAGCCTGATACGCTTATTGTCAATCAGGAGTTTTGCCAGGCGCTTATGAAACCAGGCACATTTCTTTTTGGCGAAGTTTGGGAAGTAGTATTCAAACCATTTCACATAATCGCTTTCAAGCTCCTTAATACGTTTCAGCTTTGCGTTTGGGTCTTCCTGAAGGGCAATAGCGGTTGCCTGGGCAATCCTGCTACAATGCGCCTCATAGTCCGTGACGAGCTTTAAGTATTTCTTATTATCTGTGCTCATTACGATTCTAGGTTAATCCGGTGCATCAAAAACTGCTTATGGTAGCTTACAATTTCCAATGCCAAAGCGGGGTTTATCTGGCAAATGAAATTGTCCAGGTCTTTAAGGATACGTGCTACAACTATCGGGTCTGCTTTCTTATCGCACCTGTCCAGCACAGCCATTAGCTTACTCATGGTGTCGGCAGGAAGCTTAGGTGCATTGCCCTGGGCGACGCTTAATAGTTCGCGTTGTGTTAGCTGCTTGATTTTTACGGGGCTGGTATGGTAATCCATCCTTTTTTGCTCCCAATCGTCTTTTCTATGCCATTCGCCAAGCGTCTTCGGGGTAACCCGATATAGCTCGGCCACTTCGGCCTGAGTAGCGTCCAGATTTTCGATGAAATAATCCATCGCCTTCTGTCTAATACTGTCTTTTTTTAATCCCATTTACCTAAATATTTAAGCAAAATTGTCTTTAAAAAAGGTCAATGCTAAAAAGATGAGCAAAGCTTGCGCGCTTATTTAGAGAGGGTTACGATTATTTAAACCTTTGTCTCAACGAAAGCACAATAGCATAAATGAGAAAACCGATAACCTTCGTATTAAGTGATGAAAGTATAAAAAACAGCTACGGCTTTTTTGTACGGCACAAAGGCATTAAGATGGCCAGGTTCAATAGTAACTCGGTCATGTTGGAAGACCATAACAACAGCACAAAGGCTGTTCTGGGTCGGTGGGCTAATACGAGGTTTGAGAGTGCGCAAATGAAGGCCGAAACTGATTTCGATTACGATGATAAGACCAAAGAAGTTACTATCGGAAAAGTCGAACGAGGCTTTATCAAAGGTGCATCTATCGGGTTAATCTTTAACCCTGCTTACCTGGCATACGACGATGAAGGTAACCTTTGGCTTGAAGAGTCCGAAATGATGGAAGCTTCTATCTGCCCCGTTCCCAGCAACGGCAATTCAATCAGCCTTTACAGCCAGGAAGGTGAATTACTTACCGAAAGTGATGTCAAGCAGCTATGCCTTTCTGTCGAAAAGAACAAACCCGCAGAAATTAAAATCAAGGATAAAAACGTAAAAAAAATGGAAAAACTTAATCTGTCCGCAACAACGCTGGTTGCGTTAGGCATGCAAAGCGCTGATGATGTTGTTGCCGTAAGTGCAGCTATCGAAAGACTTGCCCTTAACTACTCAAATGAAAAAACCGCGCACGATAACACAAAAGTCGCGCTTAAGAACATGACCGACATTCAGGCCAAAAAGCTTGTAGAAGAGGCTGTTTTAACGGGTAAAATCACTGCTGACCTTAAAGACACCTATATCGAGCTGGCTTCAAGCAACTTCGATCTGGCTTCTAAAACTTTGGGAGCTATGCCAGCTAAAACAACCCTATCGGGCGAAATCAAAAAACCTGAAGGTGCAGCCGGTGACGATCCGAAAAATATCGATGAGTTCCAGGCGCTGCCATTAGCTAAACAATTGGCCTTTAAAGCGGAGAAACCAACAGCCTACGCAGCTCTTTTTGTCTAGCCTTTAAACCTCAGTTAAACACTCTTTAAACAGTATTTCAACACACAAAAAACTTATAATTATGCCACAAAATTTTCCAGAAGCATGGAACGGGCGCGTAAGACAGCTATTGTCTACCGCCCACGAAGCCCCATTTCTTGCCGATATTCCTGAATTGGAAGCCGACATCACAGAAATTGGCGAAGAGAACGTTATCCACGTTGCTTTAGAGACCTTCGCGCCGGATGTATTGATTAACAATACAACCTATCCGATCGAAGTTCAGGAGTTCGAGGACGGAACCAAATTGGTTACCCTTGATAAATTCCAGACCAAAGCCACCAGGATTTCAGAAGATGCTGCCATCGGTGCATCATATCCTAAAATTGACAATGCCACCCGTGGCCACGTCCGCCAGATTTCCCGCAGTAAGTACAAAAAAGCGATGCACGCCATTGCCCCGGCAACCAACACAAATGCAACGCCGATCCTTACCCTGCCAGACAACTATACGCCGGAAGACGTGTACAAATTGCTGGTAACAATGAAAGGCAAGTTTGATGATATGGAAGTGCCTGAAGATGGCCGTAGGGCTGTACTGGCAACCGATCACTACAACGCCTTATTGCTTTCTGATAAGCGTAACATTACCAAGCTTACTGATCCGGTAACAGGTAAAATTACCTACATGATTGCAGGCTTTGAAGTGTTCCAATACGTTGCGAACCCTTACTATACTGCTGCTGGTGCGAAGTTACCTTTCGGTTCTACACCTGGTGGAACAGATAAAAAAGCATCTGTATTCTACTGGTTGGATAATATCGGTAAGAAGACCGGGTTAACCCGTCAGTATTACGATAAACCGGATACGACCAACCAAGCCCACAGGGTAAACTACCGTCACTACTATATCTGCCTTCCGCTACAGAATCAGGCGATTGGCGCGATGAAATAACAGGTTAATAATCAATAGCGGGGACGGTAAGGCCGCCCCGCATAACCTTCAACCAATGAAAACATTACCCGAAAAATACAGCTGGCTTTCGAAGGAAGGAGCGCCAAAAATGCTGGTGGAAGCACTGAAGCATTACGGCGAACTGGAACACCCAGGCAAAGGCAGTAACCCCAATATACTTGCATGGGCTAATGAAGTTGGGGTAAGCGGATGGTACACCGATGATGATATTCCCTGGTGCGGTCTTTTTGTGGGAGTTGTGGCTAAACGATGCGGTTACGCATTTTCAGCCGCAAAACTACTTGCAGCCCGGGAGTGGATCAATTGGGGCGTAAAGGCTGAAACCCCTATGCTTTGGGATGTATTGGTTTTTGTCAGGCCAGGCGGTGGCCATGTAGGTTTCTACGTAGGAGAAAACGAAAAAGCTTACCTGATATTCGGAGGCAATCAAAGCAATGCTGTTGGTTTTACCTGGATCGAAAAAAGTAGACTGCTTGCGGCTAGAAGGCCAAAATTTAACATCGGTCAACCTAAGAACATCCGTAAAATCAAGTTGTCCGAAACGGGCATTTTATCAATCAACGAAGTATAATGGAGCCTATACAAGAAAGTTTACAAAAAATATCTCCCAAAGAGATTGCCCAAACGCCGATAGCTTACGCGGTATATGTCATTACCCTGGTGCTAGTCAGTGTCATTATTAGCCAGCGGTTAGATGCCAGCAAATCAGTGGAAAACTGCGAAAACGAAAAAAAGGAGCTACAGCAGCAGGTTAAGGATGAGCGCAAGGAGAAGGACGAAGTATTTAAAGCTTATCTGGTTGAGCGTGGAGCCAATCAGCAGATACAAAAAACGGTAGACAGTACCGCCATTGAGAACTATAAACAAAAAAGGAAATGAAAAACACAATTTTAAAATTATGCCTTGCCGTTATGGTTGTGCTTTGCGGCTGGTTAACCTACAAGCTTGTATTTGGCAAACCCGAAAGCCGGGTTACTGCTAAGCCTTCAAATGATATCATCAATGAAGCAAAAACTGAAGCCCAGATCATTGCCAAATCAGTAGATAATCAGGGTTACTCAAAAACAGTAGCTAAACGGAAAGGTGATATCTTAAGTAATGGCGATATCAGCAAACTGCCGATCAGTCAATCGGTAATGGATAGCTTAAGGCTCGATAACCTCGATAAATCCAGTAAACTGCAACAGGCATCCGCTATGATCGGAAAGCTTGAAGCGAAGAACTTAAGGGCTGTAGCAGTTATCGATAGCTTACACAGGAAATCTTACCAGTACAAAGATGATTTTCTGACTGCCAGTTTTACACCGGATAGCGCAGGCGGTACATTCGACGCGATTAGCTGGAAGTTAAAACTGATCAGGCATGATTACAAGAAGCGTAAAAACTTCATTTCACCTTATACCTATTACACGGACATTTTAAGCCCCGATAAACGCGTGAGTATCGGAGAGCTGCAAAACCTTTCCATCGAAAGCCACAGGCCGACACGTTGGGGCATTGGTTTGCAAGCAGGCTACTATTATACCCCATCAGAAAACAAATTCTTGCCTGCCTTAGGGCTGGGCGTATCCTATAACATAATTAGATTTTAACATGAAAAAACTGAGCAGGCAGGAAATTGCCGAGCAACTATTTGCGGCACACCCGAACGAAAAAGGCTTTCACTTCACCAGTGATAACAACGCATTTACCGAAAAGCATAAGAATGATGCAGGTAACCACGCCAAAACCCTTGACGATAAAAATATTGTCTGGGTTCCAAATCCGAAGTTATCCGGTGATGATGAGTTAACCGACGATCCGGAAAGGGATGAGCTGATTAAACGCTATACCGAATTGTACGAAAAAGCGCCAGCACAAAACATGAAAACCGAAACGCTGAAAACGAAGATTGCCGAAAAAGAGGCAGATCAAAAGTAAGCACAAAACCACACACAGAAACCGGGGGGCTAGCATGATGCAGCCCCCAATTTTAAACATTGATTAAACACCATTTAAAATATTAAAATATGTCAGTTTACAACGTAGGCGTTAAAAGCGCAAAAGTGGGTGACTTCAACCCTACAACTGGTGCAATTACCAACCTAGTAGAAGTCGAGGTGTATAAGGACACCATGAAAATCACCGAAGAAAAGCCAACCAAAACCAAACACTACCAGGCTGGTAAAAGTTCACCCCGTAAAATCGCCCTTCAGGGCGGTTCTGAAACTGCTGCTTTCTCAGTAATGAACACAGCGGCTGCAAGTTTAAAAACCTGCTTAGGTGGTGAGGTCGTTACTTTAAACGGCCGCGATAAGTGGGTAAAAGCTAAAGGTGTTGCTACTGAGCAGATCAAAGCTTTAGTTGTTGAGACATTGGACGGTGCCATTTATACCATTACCCGTGGTAGCTGGTCAGGGGTTAAAAACTTCGATCTTTCTGAAGGCGCTATCGCTTTGATGGATATCGAAATCGAAGCAACAGACACCGGAATTGAGGCTATTCCAGATGTATCGTGGGAAGACCCTGAAGAATAGCAGCTATGCAGGAAATGGAACTGCTCACAGCTGATACGCTGTTAGAAAAAGGGGTGCTTTTGCCAATAAAGGCACCCCTTATTTTTAGGCTCTTTGGGATGAAGCAGCTTAAATTTTACCGCCCATCAGCGGGCAACCAATTGCGGATAGATAGCCTTTACCTGAAGATGGGTATTTCTGATGATGAGATCGGCGAAATATCACTTCACCAGGCAAAGGAACTTGAACTGAAACACACTTATACCCATTGCCGCATTATCGCTATTGCGATGTTCAAAGGCATTTTATTCCCGTGGCTCCTTAATCGGATCGTGGCAGTATGGCTGAAATGGAACCTGAACCAAAAGCAGATTATGTATGCCGCTGAATTGCTGCTGGCTATGGGAGGTACAGCAAATTTTATGAATACTACCAGATTAATAAGGGAGATGAAGATAACAACCCCCGGTCTGGGTCAGAAAACCCCGAAGAAGAGTTAATAAGCGTCGGCTTAAATAGCCTTTGGGGCATGATCTATATGATTATGGAAAAAACAGGCATGAGCTGGTATGAACTCATGTGGCGGCGTAGCTGGGTAAATGTCCTGATGATGTTTGCAGATGCGCCTAAAACCATACGGAAAAAGCCGGGAACGGTAACGATTTCGGGTAAAGAAATGGCCGCAAGGCACAAAGCGAAAAAAGCGCATGAATGACAATTTACAGTTAGATATTGATTTTCTCATTAATAACCCAGCCATTAGGGATGCGGTTAGGCGCGCCCGTTTAGATATCAAAGGGCTTGCTGATGGTGCTGAAAAGGATATCGATAAGGTTGATAAACTATTCAAGAAACTTGCTTACACCCTTTCAGGCGTGTTTTCAGCCCACGCAGCCAAAGAATTTGTCATGCAGCTTATCGAAGTCCGCGGGCAGTTCCAGCAGATTGAAAACTCACTTACAACCATTCTTAAAAGCCAGGATGCAGCCAATGCATTAATGAAGGAATGGAAGGACTTAACCTTAAGATCACCTTATACACTTTCTGAGATTGCCCAATCGGGTAAGCAGTTATTAGCCTACGGTGTTGATGCAAAAAACGTAACCAAAAATATTGAGCAGCTTGCAAACGTTGCTTCCGGTGTTTCCCAGCCTTTGGGCGATATCGCTTACTTATACGGTACGCTGAAAACACAGGGGCGCGCCTACCAAATGGATATCAACCAGTTTACCAACCGTGGTATTCCTATCATTCAGGCGCTATCTACAGTAATGAAGGTAGCACAGGAAGATGTTAGGGGGCTAGTTGAAGCTGGTAAAATCGGTTTTCCTGAAGTTGAAAAGGCTATTTCAAACATGACCAGCGCAGGCGGCCAGTTCTATAACCTTATCGGTAAACAGGCAGAAACTTTGCCGGGACAAATCAACCGATTAAAGCACGAATGGGAACTGATGTTAAATGCAATCGGTGCATCAAACGAAGGCGTACTGGCCGGAACTATTGGCCAGCTTGCCAACCTGGTTGAACATTATGAGAAAGTGATCGACATCATCAAAATGTTGATTATCACTTATGGTGCATACCGTACTGCTGTAATCCTTAATACCGTAGCCACCAGCGGGGCTTCTGCTGCTGAGGCAATACATTACGGCCTTTTAGTCCTGAAAGATAAACTGATGGGCGTTCTTACGGCCAAAATGGGCGGGCTCACTGCTGCTACTGCTGCATACACAGCAGTTTTGGCTGCATTGGCTATTGTTGCCTATGCTGGTGCGCAATACCAGACAGCAGCCGAAATAGCTGAAGACAGTTTGACCGAGGCAAGGGCAAAAGGGGAACGTGCAGCCGGAAAAGAGCAGGCGCGCCTTGAAAAGCTTATCAAGGTTATTAAAGACCATAATGCGACCAAAGAGGCGCAAATTGAGGCATACGAAGAGTTAAAAGGTACTACAGAGGGCGTGGTTGATAAATTTACGCTTGAAGAGGTTGCAGCAGGCAAAGCTGATAAAGCTTTAGCCGCTTATGCCCAGACCGTAAAAAAAGCAGTTTCGGCTGAAACCCAATACGCAGAATATAAAGCCCTTGAAGAAAAGCTTAAAAACATTGAAGATGGTGGAATAAAGGCAGTTTCGACAATGGACAGGCTTTGGGTATCCATCAAAAGAACTTTTGCCCCAACGTCTCAGGGAATGACAGGCAAGCAGTGGTGGAATGAGTTGTTTAGCGGATCAGCAGCAAATAAAGGTATTGTTGATGCCGAGATAAACAAATATAAAGATGCTCAGGGTAAAATACTGAATGGTGTTAATGGTAAAGGTGTAAAGGCTTTGATTGATGGTAGTGGTAAGGTGCTTACCCCTGATGAAGATATCGAAATCAAACGTGCCAAAAAATATGCCGCAGACCTGAAGGATGTAATAGGCAATTTCGATAAGCTGATTGCGGGTGCCAGAAGTAAAGGTGATATCGAAAAAGTAAAGGAGGCCGTTACCGAAAAACTGAATGCCCTTGCACCGGGTGATGCCAAAATAGCTGCCTATAAGGCAAAACTTCAGAAGGTATCTGACATTGAAGCGCAGTACGGCCTTTCTGCTGATAAAAAGAGTGCTAAGGATGCTGAAAAATGGGGTGAAAAGAAAGCTGCCCTTATGGATAAAATCGCAGATAAAACTGCCGAAATCAATGCCAAAGGACAGGTGCAGAATGAAAAGGAAATTCTTGATGCCCGCCGTAAGTATACCGAAATGCGTAAGGAGATTGATAAGTTCAATGCAAAAGCCCCAAAAGGCCAGCAGATCGGCGGCGGTACATTAACAGTTATCAATGATTTGGAAAAAAAGGAAACTGGTGCAATCCGGTACGATCAGGACACTGAAAAGTTAAAAATTACCCTTGATAAGCAAAAACAGCTGTACAGTGATTTTGAAGAGTATAAAAAAACCTTTGGTGAAGCGAAGGCAAAAGAGCGTTTTGCGAAAGAGGTTGACACCCAAAAAAACTACCTGCAAAGGCTAGAAGACGAAATGGCAGATTTGAGCGGTAAAACCGATTTGACTGGCTCACAGCTTAAGCGTAAAGAAATGCTGGTTAAAGAGATTGACGACGAAAAGCTGATCAGAAAACAGGCTGATGACAAAATGTACGCTGAAGCCTTCGAGGCAGCCAAAAGCTATAGTCAAAAAGAAATCGATATCAAAAAGCAATATGCCCGTAACCTTGATACGCTTTTAAAACAGCAAAATGGTAATGTTACCAAAGATCAGCGCGAAGCTTTGGAGCGTAGCCGTGATGAGGCAATAGATGCAGCAAAAACCGAAGCTTTAGCCAAAACAGAGGTTTATAAACGTGCTGCTGAAGACGTGTTTGATATGACGCGCGAACAGGTTAAAACCGAACTGAAAGCCCTAAAGGAGCTTATAGCAAGCGGCAACATTTCGGGTGAAGCAAAAACGCAGATTGAAAGGGAGGTTAACAAACTTGAACTTACCTTAAAAATCGGCGTTGACCAGACCCGGCTTGAAGGTTTAAAAGCCCGTTTAAAAGCCCTGATGGATGAGCTTAACGCAAAAGACAGTTTGGGTGTTAGCCTGGTTTCAAAGGATCAGTTAAAAGTGATCAAAAAGCAGGTTGCTGAAACGGTGGCTGAAATCAAAAAGCTTGAAAACCCTATCACTGGAAAAGCAAAAAGCGGCTTTATTAAAGGCTTTGAAGATAGTTTCGGCTATCTGAAAAAATCCAGTGCAGAGGTTTCAGCTGGTATTTCTAATGATTTGGGTAGGTTATCCGGTTCATTTTCCGAATTATCACAGGCATTTGGCGGGGTGGACACTCAGGCTGGCTATGCAATGGCTACCATTGGCGAACTGACAAAGGTAGGATCAGACGCGGCCGGGGCTTTCTCTTCTTTTGCCAGCGGTGACATTGTGGGCGGTATAACTAAAGCGGTAAGCGCTGTTGCTGGCCTTTTCTCAATCGGTAAGCGGGTAAAGGAAATGAATGCAAAAGCCCGTCAGGAAGTTGAAGACTTCTACACAAATGCGATTGCAGGCGAAAGGGTTTATCAGGATTTACTTAAGCAACGTGCTTTACAGACTGTCAGGGATAATAAAAACACCCTAAATGGCATCGGTGCAGAAATTAAGCTTCGTCAGTCGCAAATGGCCGACTGGAAAAAGGAAAGCGACGAAATCATGCTAAAGCTTGCAGGCATGAGCTATACCGCTTCAGAAGAGTACAAACACGGTACATGGGTGCGAAAAGCAAAGGTTATCAAAACCTATGGCAGCCTGGGCGGAATGGACTTCGAACAGCTTAGTTCATTACTTGCTCAGGGAAAACTGGAAGGTGATGCAAAAGCCCTGGTTGAACGCTTAAAGGAACTTGAACAGAAAGGCTACGACGCTAAACAGGCAATGGAATCCCTTGCCGATGAGGTTAACCAGCTATTTACCGGAACTACCAAAGATCAGCTTACAGATAGCCTTCTGAACATGTTTAAGGAAGGTAAAACAGGTGTTAAGGATTTAGCCGATTTCTTTGAATCCACCATGCAGGATGCAGCACTAAGCATGTTTGAAAACAAGGTGCTTACTGAGGCGATGGACGGATTTTACAAGCAGTTCGCTGAATCATCTAAAGACGGCCTGACCTCTGAGAAAATCGCAGACCTAAAAAAGGTTTACGATTCCTATATGAGCGGTGTAGCAGCTGAATTTGAAAACCTGCAAAAGGTTACAGGTTTGGATTTAGGTAATAAGGAAAAAAGCACCAACACAGTTGCCGAAGCTGTTAAGGGGATCACCTCAGAAGAGGCCGGATTGCTTGCCGGACAATTTGGCGGCCAGCGTATCGCAACACTTGAAGGTAACCAGCTTTTAAGGCAGGGAAATGAGACTGCAAGCCAGAACCTTACTGAAATGAGAAAAAACGGCCTTATGCTCATAAAAATTGAGGATAATACCCGCCGCAATGCAGAAAGTTCAGAACAGTATCTGCCTTATCTCAAAGAAATTGCCAGTAAAATGAACAGTGATAACGCATTAAGAGCCAGAGGGGGTATATAATGGATGCTATTTATTTCAACAACACACCTGCCATTAATTATGGCGTAGTCTTTTTGGAAGACACATATAAGGAACTCCGTAAGCCTGCAAAGGTAAAGGAAGGCTTAACGAACAACTGGCCTGATCAGAACGGTACAGAACGCGATGTAGCAACGCGTGTTCTGGAAACGCGCACGCTTACCGTGCCGATCATGGTTGAAGGCACCAGCGAAGCTGATTTTAACCTTAAGCATCAAGCTTTCGTTGATTGGATTGTTACCGCTGGTTATTTCGACCTGAAGGTGCAAAGGACAAACCGGATTTATAGACTTATTTACAGCGATGTGAGCGACTATAAAGACTACTACGACCATTGCACCTTCAACCTGATATTATTTGACGATTACCCACATTTAAAAACCCCATACGCTTAAGATGAATTACGATATAAAACGCTCAAACGGTTCCGTTGAATGGGTAATTAAAACCGTAACGCCTACAGGGAGTAAAAGCCCAAAAGCAATGGCTGAAAATGTGGTTGATATGGCGTTTACGTTACCTAATTATGTTGAGTTTAAGATAAATGACTTTGTTGTTGTTTATGGTGACACCTATAAAATAAATATTACCCCTTCGGTTAAAAAAGTTGGTAAGCGCAAATTTGAATATCAGATACAGTTCGAACATTTGTTCTATGATCTGGCCAAAGTTCAGCTTCAGGGGTTGGATGCCTCAAACGGATATTTAGAGCCTGTTTTTAATATCATGGGTAACGCGGCAACTATTGTGGGGCTGGTTGTAGAAAGTGCAAACAGGCATTCGCCGGGTTGGACTGTTGGTATAGTTGACGATACAAGCTTCAAAAATTATAGCTTCAATGCAGAAAACTGCCTTCAGGTGCTTAGCCGTCTGGCTGATGAGAATGATACAGAATTTTGGATCGACAATAAAACCATTCACCTACAAAAGCGTGAGCTGTTCAGTGGCCTTCAGTTCGAATACGGGCAAGGTGGTGGCCTTTATGATATCGCACGCACCAACAAATCAAACACGAACATCTTAACTAGGTTGTACGTGCGCGGTGGTTCCCGCAACCTTCCATCAGATTACCGCAACCATGCTACCAGCCTTTTGTTACCTGGTGGCTTGACCTATATTCAGGATAATGCAAAGGTTGATCCGGTTACGGGTTACGGCCTTATCGAAAGTACCATTGTATTTGATGACATTTTCCCGCAACGTGAAGGCACCATTTCAGCGGTATTGGCTGGTGATGATGATTGGGATAAATTCAGTGATGCTTCTTTAGACTTCGACGTAAACGCTTATAAACTTGCTACACCTGCAAAAGTTGCTTTCAATACAGGGCAATTGGCAGGTTATGAATTTGAGCTTAGCAGCTATAACCATGCAACTAAGCAGTTTACCATTAAGCAAAATACAGATGAAGCTTTAAAGTTGCCTACAAGCCTAATCCGTCCGGCTGTTGGCGACAAATATGTATTGCTGGATATTAAAATGCCGCAAAGCTATATAGATGCTGCTGAAGCTCAGCTATTTGCAGCTGCACAGGCATACTATAATAAAAACAGCGATCCAAAACTTAACTTTTCTTATGCTGTTACCTGCGATCCAATTTGGTTCAAAGAGCAGAATGTTAACATTGTGCTGGGTAATACCGTTGTAATCTATGATGCTGATTTGGGCATAAATGGACAAATACGCATTGCTGGTTATAAACGTGATCTTCAAATCCCTTCGAAATATGAGCTTGAAATATCTGACAGCATCGGGGTAAGCGAAATTGTTAGGCAATACGCCCAGCAAAAACGCACCTTGCAGTTATTGGAAAGTTCCGGACTGCTGGATATTAACCAAATCCGTAAAAACGTATTCTTAAACCGTCTTAGCGAAAGCGACGGTTATTTGTTGTTAGCAGGTACTAAAATAAAAGCCGGGTTTTCAGATTATGCCAATGACGCAGGCCATGCAAATATTGCAGATTACGCATGGGATGCCGACAAATGGGATGGCAGACAGTTTGCAGACTATTTAGATCAATCATTGCGTAAAGCCGATGCAGTAAAGTTTGCATCAGTTGTGGCCGATACCGTTAACAGCACTGTGTATGTTAGCGGTTTCACGGGTCAGGGCTACCGGATTAATCCAGACGGATCAGCCGAATTTGATAGCCTTACTGTTCGTAAAGAATTAAACATTAATGTGCTTAATGTTCGTGAAATTACAGGTAGTGGCGGTAGCGTCGCAATTACCAATGTGGCAAAGATTAAAGAAGTGACCGATTATGGAAGCTACTATCAATGCAAAATTAATACTGATGATAACACGATAGCGGTACAGCTACGCCCGGACGATATTATCAGGTGTCAGGTGTGGGATGGTAAAAAGCTTAAATTCTACACGGCCAAGGTTAATTACGTAGCCGACAGTTTTTTTGAGTTTTTCAAAGGCAGTATGACAGGTACGGGCATTCCTCAGGCTGGTGATACTGTTTTCCAGTTTGGTAACACAACGGATGTGAATAGACAGGGGCTTATTTATTTAACCAATAGCGATACTGGTGCGCCTTATATGGATGTATTGGACGGCATTACCAGCGATAATTTAGCAGGTAAAACAAAGGTTCGTTTAGGTAAATTAAACGGTATCAATGACGCTGATTTTGGACAGTTAGAGGGTTATGGTATTTATGCCGAACGTGCTTTCATCAAAGGTAAGGTTGTGGTTACTGGTGGTAATGCCGAAACGGTTACAGGTTCGCAAAGCAAAGCTGATACCGCTCAAGCCAACGCAGTAAGTATAGCTTCAACTGATGCGGCTATAAAAGCTACGAACGCTCAAAATAATGCCATTACACAGGCTACTACGCAAGCGGCGGCAGATGCTGCCGTTAAGTCTAGTGCAGCACAGGTAGCTGCAATACAGGCGGCTGCGAATGATGCAGCTCAGAGGGTTTTAGGTATTAAAATAGGTGGCAAAAATCTTGTAAAGGCTTCAAAGCAGACATTAACTGGGACAGGATACATGCAAGTATATTACCTTTCTGAGGCACTTATTGTGGGTGAAACCTATACAGCTACATTAAATGGTGTTAGTGGTGTTGGTGCAGTTTTCCAGATATGGGTTAATTACGCTAGCCAATCCGTTGTCAGGGTGAATAAAACCGATGGCGTAGATACTATTTCAAATACATTTATATATGCTGGCATAGCGAATGAGTACAGAGTTAGTGTATATAGCGAACAAAGTGTTAACCCTAGCACAGTAAACTGGATAAAAATTGAAAAGGGTAATAAGGCTACCGACTGGACACCAGCCCCAGAAGATGCAACCGCAGATGCACAGGCTAAAGCCGATGCTGCACAACTGGCAGCAACAAATGCAGCCTATGCACAGGCCGCCTACGAGCGTGAGGTAGCGAAAGCCTATGCCGATGGGATCGTAGATGCAGAAGAGGCGGCACGGATTGCGCAGGCTGCGACAAATCTACAGACTGCAAAAGATGATGCTACAGCAAAGGTTAATACCGCCATCGCTACTGCAAATGGCTATACCGATAGTAAAGCTTTAGCAACAATATCGGCGGCTCAAATATATGCTGACAATTCGGCTACGAGCAAAGCGAATGCGGCGCAGGCAAATGCTATAAGCCAAGCATCTACGGATGCACAGAATAAAGCTGATGCTGCACAGGCAGCGGCTGCGATATTAAGCCAACAGTTGGTAAACAGCATAAATATTGGTGGCAGGAACTACGTTCTAAATTCAAAGTTTATTAACGGTGTATGGGGATGGGGGGGCAATACTGGAAATGAAACAATTACCATAGTAAATGGTAAACTAAGAGTGACAGCCACCCAAAATGGTACATACGGCATACAAGGTCTTAATATTAAACTTCCAGCAGGAAAGGTAACGTTATCGGCTGTACTGGTGAGTAGCGGTAATTCGGATGTTTTCCTTTACGAAAACTACTATGGTTATACCTCTAGTTTAGTTGGTAATAAAGCGGTTCTAACATTTGATAACCCTGATGCTGATTTTAACTATCGGCCTTATATAGTGGGTATTGGTGTAGTGGGTTCATATTTTGAAGTAGAGTGGATTAAATGGGAAGCTGGAAGCAAGGCAACCGATTGGACACCAGCAACCGAAGATGTACAGGCGGCAATCGATTTGGCAAAGTCAACAGCGGACACAGCGCAGGCAAACTACAATGCTTTAACGGCTAATCTTAAATCTTTGGCTTACCAGGATGTTGTAGAGCTAGCTAAGTTGGGTACCACTATTGTAGAGGGCGGAAAAATAAAAACCACTCTTTTAGATGCCGATTACATAAGGGCTAATATTGTTGATGCTGCTTACATTAATACACTTTCAATAGATGCGAACGCCATCAAATCGGGCATAATAGATAGTGCAAGAATAAACGCAAGCCAAATTATATCAAATGGTGGTGGTGCAACTGCAAGTTTCGTCAATAACTCAATAAGCACAGCTACCAGCCAAGCGGCTGCCGATGCGACTGTTAAGGCAAGCGCAGCACAGGTAGCGGCGATACAGGCGGCGGCTAATGATGCTACTGCTAAAATAAACGGTATAAAGATTGGTGGTAAAAATCTTGTAAAGGCATCAAAGCAGATATTAATTGGCGCTGGACAAATCCAAGTTTATTACCTTTCTGAGCCACTCGTTGTGGGCGAAACCTATACCGCAACATTGAATGGTATTAGTGGGGTTGGTGCAATTTTCCAAATATGGGTTAGCTATGCCAGCCAATCCGTTGCCAGGTTGAATAAAACTGATGGTGTAGATACTATCTCCAATACATTTATATATGCTGGTATAGCGAATGAATACAGGGTTAGTGTATACAGCGAACAAAGTGATAACCCCAGCACAGTTAACTGGATAAAGATTGAAAAGGGCAATAAAGCTACCGACTGGACACCAGCCCCCGAAGATGCAACCGCAGATGCTCAGGCTAAAGCAGATGCTGCACAACTGGCGGCAACCAACGCAGCCTATGCGCAGGCTGCCTACGAGCGTGAGGTAGCAAAAGCCTATGCCGATGGGATCGTAGATGCAGAAGAGGCGGCACGTATTGCCCAGGCGGCGACAAATCTACAGGTTGCAAAAGATGACGCTACAGCAAAGGTTAATACTGCCATCGCTACGGCAAATGGATATACCGATACTAAAGCTTTAGCAACAATTTCGGCGGCTCAAATATATGCTGACAATTCGGCTACGAGCAAAGCGAATGCGGCGCAGGCAAATGCTATAAGCCAAGCATCCACTGATGCACAGAATAAGGCTAATGCTGCACAGGCGGCTGCTGCGATATTAAGCCAACAATTGGTAAACAGCATAAAATTAGGGGGGCGAAATTTGGTTAAGCTTTCAAAACAAACCATTACTGGTACAGACTTTATGCAGCTTTATTACCTCTCTGAATCGCTGATAGTAGGAGAAACTTATACAGCAACCTTGAACGGTGTTAGCGGTGTGGGGGCAAGTTTTCAGTTATGGGTTAACAATGCCAGTCAAAATGTTGTTAGGTTGAATAAGACTGATGGGGTCGAAACTGTTTCAAATGCATTCGTATATAACGGTACGGCCAACGAATATAGAATTAGTGTTTATAGCGAACAGAGCGTAAACCCTAGTACAGTCAATTGGGTAAAGATTGAAAAGGGCAATAAGGCTACCGACTGGACACCAGCAACCGAAGATGTACAGGCGGCAATTGATTTGGCAAAGTCAACAGCAGACACAGCTCAGGCAAACTACAATACTTTAACGGCTAATCTCAAATCTTTGGCTTACCAGGATGTTGTAGAGCTGGCTAAATTGGGTACCACTATTGTAGAGGGGGGAAAAATAAAAACCACTCTTTTAGATGCCGATTATATCCGTGCAAATATAATTAATGCTGCTTACATCAATACGCTTGAAATTATCACCCAGAACCTGAAAACAAAAGCCACTGGCAAAAGAGTTGAAATTGACAGTGTAAACAACAATGTAAGGATTCTGGACGCTTCAAATAATGTTTTGGTTGAATTGGACGATGATAGTGCTTTTGAATCATTTAGTATTACGAATCCAGGTGTCAAAATATATGGCCCAGGAATGCGAACCGGAAGCTTTGATGATGGTAACGGCGCGAGTAGCGTAGGACGTAAGGGCGTGTTAACAAATGGCTTTGTACAGGTATTAGACGGTAATAATGTCGTTTTTTTGGCAAACGCTTTCAGGATTGCGCTAAACAGTCCGGTAGAGGTTAATGGTCATGCTGGTTTAAACACTGTAGTAAACTATAAGAAAGCCAATAATACCAACGGTACATTAACTTTTGAAAATGGAATTTTAACAGGACAAACATAAAAACAATTAAAAATGAATAACATGGAACGTACAAACAAAAAACAAACTACTAAATTTTATGATGATCAGACGGTTAACGGATGGGCATTAAATTACGAGTATGAAAGCACTAACGGTGGGAAGCCAACCGAAATAAGGGTAACAGGTACGAAAGACACGGGCTCTTTCTTTGCCAATAAGAACAATGGTAACATCAGTGTGTCATTTGGTGGTAATTCTCAGATGGATGCAGAAGTAATAACAGCAGTTCAATCTGAATTTGTTGCGATTGAAGCGACTTTCGAAGTGGAACAGTAATCAATATACTAACGTATTGATACGGCTTAATTTGATAAGCTATAATTAACTATTAAACAAGATGCAAGTATTTATGCCGTTATTTGTTTATAATTGATTTAAAGCTAATTTAAACAGTAATTAAAAGGCATTGATTTAATCGATGCCTTTTGTATGTTGTGTGTTTTTTTTTTGGAACTTTGGAACTGAAAAACTGGAAATTTGGAATTGCCGTTTATACTAGTGGTGGAATTATTAGATGCAGTAAATTTATTTTTCCGGAATACCTCCGGAATGAGTAAAGCACTTATTTCATTACTGAAAAGTTGCTAGAAGATCGATGAGGCTCCCTCTCCCTTCTTCTGTATAAATTATCTACTATTGGTGGAATTACTAGATGCTGTAAAGGTAAAACAAAAAATATTAAAAACCAATTAAACCTATAGATTTTATAGTATTTATTTTTTCTGTGATAATCGGATAGTAATGAGGGCTTAATCGTATCTTGTGAAAAGCTTAAATAACATCCTGGATTGTACGCCATCTGTGCTGAATGAATTTTCCACCATTACATAAAGCGCCACACATTGCACAACCAGGATGTTATTTTTATGAATTGCTGAAATCACCAGGCTATTCGGCAAGAGAATTTGGTGATTGGCCAAATATAGAAAAAGTCTACAAATTTAGTATACTTTATTAAAAATAATCAGGCTTACGCTTAATTTGCCTTATAAAAGCATATCTTCCCACCTACCTTCTTTCATTTTAATAAACAAAGCAACGAAGTGTTGCACCTTATGTTATGAAGTATATTAAGATTTAATCAACTCATATTCTGCTTATTAGTAAATACGATTTTAAATTATTCTTATTAAACATTTTTGTTAAACAAAAAAGAATAATACCTTTACACCCGTAAATATTTTTCAATTGCCTAATGTTTAGCTATGAGTTTAATCATCCGATCCCTTTCTTATACCCATCCCGATAACGAGCAACTCTTCAATAACCTCTCGCTAAACATTGCCAGCGGCGATAAAGCGGCATTAGTGGGCATTAATGGTGTAGGCAAATCAACCTTGCTCAAAATGCTTGCAGGTGCTATGCAACCCGGTTCAGGCGAAATCATCACCCCTGAAAAGCCGTGGTACATTCCGCAGCATTTAGGAGAATACGACCAGTATACCGTTGCCCGCACACTTGGCATCGATCAAAAGCTAAAAGCCCTGCAAGCTATTCTGGCTGGTGATGCCGATCCGCAGCATTTTACCGATCTGAATGATGACTGGGAAATTGAGCAGAAAGTAAGTCAGGCATTAAAAAAATGGAGACTAGAACATTTATCAACCGATCAGTTACTTGGCAGCCTGAGTGGAGGACAGAAAACAAAAATTTTCCTGGCCAGCATAAACCTGCACCAACCAGAGCTGATTTTGCTAGATGAACCTTCCAACCATTTGGATATCCAAACCCGAAAAAAATTATATCAATTTATAGCACAGAGCAAGGCAACCATTTTGGTGGTGAGTCATGACAGAAGCTTGCTTAATCTGATGAACAAAACCCTCGAGCTGAGTAAAAAAGGCATTGAGGTTTATGGTGGCAATTTTGAATTTTATCAGCAGCAAAAGCTGGAAAAGGTTAATGCCCTGCATGCACAGCTTAACGAACAGGCCAAAACACTTAAACAAACAGAGAAGAAAGCACGCGATGTAGCCTACCAGCGCCAAAAACAAGAGCAGCGTGGTAAAAGCGCCGGACAAAGCAACTCGCTTCCCCGCATTATTGCCGGCGGATTGAAAAGTAAATCGGAACGGAGTACGGCTAAAGTACTTGATGCCCAGCATGAAAAAATAACGGGCTTACAGGAAAACATGCAGGAAACGCGGTCGCAAATTCAACAATATCAAGTGTTAAAAATCAACATCATGGCATCCGAAATACACCATGGAAAATTACTGATCGATGCCGAAGCAATTAACTTCGGATATACCATTCCTTTGCTGCAAGAAGGAATCAGTTTCCAGCTTCGATCGGGCGAAAGGATGCAGATTGAAGGAGCAAATGGCTCTGGCAAAAGTACCTTACTAAAAATCGTAACTGGAGAGCTGCAACCCATCCAGGGAAATTACAGCGCTACCGATTTTTCCTATCTTTACCTCGATCAGGATTATGCGATGATTAAGCCAGAGCTAAGCATTTACGACCAGATACAAGAATATAATTCGATTGGATTGCAGGAACACGAAATCAGAGCATTTTTAGTGCATTCGCAATTTGATGCAGCCTCTTTTGACCGCAAATGTGTGGGATTGAGTGGAGGCGAAAAAATGAAGCTCGCGCTGTGCTGTCTTTCTGTAAGTAACCTCAAACCCGACATGCTTATTTTGGACGAGCCGACTAATAATCTGGATCTGAAGAGCCTGGATGTACTAACTACAGCCATAAAAGATTATGCAGGCACACTGTTGGTGATCTCTCATGATGAATATTTTATCAAAGAGATTGGTATAAACAGTTACATTAATTTAAATTAA